CTGATGGTGTTGTGGCCATAGCGACCATTAGATCATCTGGTAGTGGATTCCAACAAGGTGATGTTCTTGGCATAGCAACAATTGGAAATAATAATGTTGGTAGAAACGCAAGACTCTCTATTGTTTCTATTGGTAGAACAGATGAATTAATAGTTGATAATGTTCAAGGAGATTTTGCCTTGAATGGAAGATTGACATACACACATCCTATTACTGGTTTAACAACATCATTGAATACAACAGTTGGTGCTTCGTCAACTAATGCTAGAATCACTACTCTAGAAAAAATTACATCTGTAAGTGATGGTTTACATTTCACTGTTGACCATAGAAATCATGGTATGCATCATGAACAAAACAGAGTAACAGTTTCTGATGTTGAAACTGATGTTCCTCCAACCAAATTATCATTACCTTATGGTTCCAGTTCTACTTCAACAATATCTGTTGAAAGCACTGATAACTTTACTACATATGAGAATGTTTCTGTAGGAGCAACAAATCCAGGCCTATTACAGATAGGCGATGAAGTTATCAAATATACTGGTGCTTCTGGTGGATCAATTACAGGTATCACTAGAGGAAATAATGCTAAAGGATACATTAAAGGATCACCAGTTCGTAAATATGAGTTGGGTGGTGTATCTCTTGCAAGAATTAACAGAACTCACTTATTAAGTGAAGTTACTGACACAGATCCTGCTCCAATAACCTTTGATAGTTACACTGTTAAAATTAACACTGGAGCTTTAACTGCTGCACAAACTGGATTACCATTTACTGTTCCTGATAGATCAAGTGGTTCAAGTGCTGCAAGTAATCCTAAACTATACTTTAATGATACTAAATCAACTGGTGGTTATGATGCTCATGCAACACAAAATATTCCGTTCCAAATCATTTCACCAAACATCGCAAACATGACTGTGCCTGGCACTACGTTATCTGCTGCTATGAAATCTATATCTGCAGCAAGTCTTAATGATGGTGGTGGTCAAGGAGTTGATGTTCCATTCTTAGATAAAGGAAGTGAGAGTATCACTTTAAATAAATCAAACTATTTAAATTCACCAAGAATGGTTGCATCAAGAGTTAATGAAACTAACAATACAGTAACTCAAAATTCACCTGGTGATAGATCACTTAACATGACACTTACCTTAGAAACATCTAATCCAAACTTATCTCCTGTTGTAGATTTACAAAGAATGAGTGCAGTTTTAGTTTCTAATAGAGTTGATGCTCCTATTACAAATTATAAACAAGATCCTAGAGTTAATACTCTACTTGACGATCCAACATCATGTCAATATGTTTCTAGAGAAAATACTCTAGCAAACTCTGCATCATCAATTAAGATCTTACTTGATGCACATATTAATGAATACTCTGATATTAGAGCGTATTATGCAATTAGTGCCACTCCAAACTTTGATCCTATATTTGAACCATTCCCTGGCTATAAGAACTTAAATGATCAAGGTCAGGTAATTAATTCTGCTGAAAGTGATGGTTTACCTGATAGGTTTATTCCCAAATCAGATGCAGCAGGATTCAAGAGTAGTGAATTGACATTTAGAGAATATGAATTCAATATGGAAGATCTTCCACCATTCAAATACTATAGAGTAAAATTTGTTTTAACATCATCAAATCAAACTTATGTTCCTAGAGTCTCTGATTTAAGAGTTATTACTTTAGCATAATGAAAGATTTTATTCCAGTTGAAGGTAATAGTGATTTAGTTAGAGATCCAAAAACTGATCAAATAATTAACACTAATGCAAGTGCATATCAACAATATATTAATCGTCGTGAACAACGTAAACGTGAAAAGGAAAAATCTTTAAACGTCGAAGAAGATCTTGCTAATCTAAAAAGTGAATTAAGTGAGATTAAATCTTTACTAAAGGAGTTAGTAAATGGCAACTAAAAAAATTACTTTCGATCCAGAAGCTGGAGTTGCTTATGCAGCAAATTTTGCCATGCTTGGCGGTGCTAATTTTGAAGGTAACTTTGAAGTTGTAGGAACATCAAATACTGCATTTAATCTTGAGGGATATTCTGGTTCATCTCAGATGACTAAGAGTGTTTCCATAGGATCAACTGCTTTCCCTACAGCAACTTTTGCTGTTGGGTTTACAAGTGCTGCTGATGGTAAAATTCGTATATCACTTGGTGGAACACAGACTAAACTCATAGAGGAAGGTCGATATGTATATGATGTCATTGTTAGTTCTGGAAATACGTTTTACAGATTGGTTGATGGTAACATTCTTGTTCAACCAGGTATATCGTCAATCTCCGCACTATAAATATGGATAGAGGTATAGTATAAATGGCCCAACCATCCACCAGATCAGAATTAATCACCTATGCTAAAAGGCAATTAGGTGCACCAGTATTAGAAATCAACGTTGCAGATGAACAAGTTGAGGATCTATTGGATGACTCTATTCAATATTTCCAAGAGAGACATTTTGATGGTGTATATCCAACATTTTTAAAATATAAACTAACAGAAGATGATATAACAAGAGGTAGATCTAGAGACGGAGAAACCGATAATATAGGTATTACAACAACAACTGCCACTTCTACAATTGATGGTGGAACAACTTCTTTCAGTTTTACTGAAACTTCTAATTACTTACAAGTTCCAGACGATATTATTGGTGTCACTAAAGTCTTTCATTTTGATGGGTCAAATAGAATGGCAAGTGGTATGTTTAGTTTGAAATATCAATTGTTTTTGAATGATGTATATTTTTATGGATCAACTGAATTATTGACATATGCAATGACAAAAACATATCTTGAAGATATTAATTTTCTATTAACCACACAAAAACAAATAAGATTTAACAAAAGACAAAATAGATTATATTTGGATATTGATTGGTCAAGTGTTAGTGCAGGTGAATTTCTTGTATTAGATGTGTTTAGAACATTAAATCCAAATGATTATGCAAAAGTTTTTAATGATTCATTTTTAAAAAGATACTTTACTGCATTATTAAAAAGGCAGTGGGGTCAAAATTTAATGAAATTCCAAGGAGTTAAATTACCTGGTGGGGTAGAATTAAATGGTAGACAAATCTATGATGATGCATTGGCTGATTTAGCAATCATCAGAGAACAAATGTCTAACACTTATGAAATACCACCATTAGATATGATAGGTTAATATCATGGCACTAAATCCTTTCTTTCAGCAAGGCTCCTCTGGTGAACAAAGTCTCGTTCAATCTTTGATTAACGAGCAATTGAAAATGTACGGTGTAGAAATACACTACATGCCAAGAAAGTTTGTAAGTGAAAGCACGATATTAAGAGAAATAACACAATCAAAATTTGATGATGCATATCCATTAGAAGCATATATTGATAACTTCGATGGTTATGATGATATGCCTTCAACATTATCAAAATTTGGTATACAAGCAACTAATGAAGTAACGTTAATTATATCAAAAGAAAGATTTGAGACATACATATCTCCCCTAATGAAAAATGAATCTAATGTTAAACTTTCCACAAGGCCAAAGGAAGGAGATTTAATTTATTTTCCACTAGGTGATCGTTTGTTTGAAATCAAATATGTAGAGCATGAAAAACCATTTTATCAATTAAGAGAAAACTATGTTTACAAATTAACATGTGAACTATTCCGTTACGAAGATGAAGTTATTGATACAGGTGTTGAAGAAATTGATGATACTCTAGGTGGTATTGAAGGAGCAGATGGAGAGGAGATTCTTATTGGTTCTGGTGGAACACAGAAACTAACTCTTGTAGGAACTGCATCTCAAGCAACTGCATCAATTGGTATTATCAACGGTGGTATTCAATTTATTAGTCTATCAAATAGAGGTAAAGGATTTACATTTGCACCACGAGTTGCAATATCATCTGCACCATCAGGAGGATTGACAGGTATTGCTACATCTAAACTTTTGAGTGGTGTTGCTGTTGAAGGTAATATTAGTGATAGTAAGAAATCTGTTGTTCAATTCATTGATCTAGTAAATCCAGGTTTTGGATATACTTCTAACCCTACAGTGCAAGTTATTGGAGATGGAGCAGGAGTTGCTGCAACATCTAAGATAGAAAATGGTGTAGTTGGCATTGTCACAATCACTTCAGGTGGTTCAGGATACACAACATCTCCAACAATAACATTCACAGGATTATCAACAGTATCTGCTGCTGCAACTGCAATTGTTAGTGCTGCTGGAACAATCTCTGCTATACACATTAGAAACGCTGGCGTAGGATACACGGTAACGCCCACTATTTCTATCGCATCACCAGGTAGCTCTGGTTCAGGTAACTACTCATTTAATGAAACAATTACAGGTGGAACAAGTGGAGCTACAGCAAGAATCAGAACATGGGATGCTGTTACAAATGAATTAGAGATATATAATATCACAGGAACATTCAGGAAAGGAGAAACAATTACAGGATCTTCTTCAGGTGCATCACACCTAATTAGAGTTATTGATTACACTAACTTTGATGATGCTGGATACGGTGACAATGATGAGTTTGAACTACAAGCAGATGCTATTTTAGACTTCTCAGAGAACAACCCATTTGGCATGCCCTAAATATATGTAACAGGTTATAACAATGTTTGAGTATTTTTACAACGAAATTTTAAGAAAAACTATTATTAGTTTTGGAACACTGTTCAATGGTATTACCATAAAACAGGATGGATCTACTGTAAAAGTTCCTTTGGCATATGGCCCAACACAGAAGTTTTTAGCAAGATTAGAGCAAGCACCAAATCTAAGTCAAGCAACTCAGATTAGTTTACCTAGAATGTCATTTGAGTTTACAGGCCTTACATATGACTCATCTAGAAAGGTAACAACAACTCAAACAATAGCAGTTAAGAATCCAGACGACGGAACAGATATTAAAAAGGTATTCATGCCAGTTCC